CTCTAAGAGGCGACCAGTCCTATCGTGCAGCGGCTAACTCTAACTCTTACATCAGGCCAAGTGCTACCTTTGCTGGTGCATCTGTTTTCACTTTCATTGCTGGTACTCCATCAGGTGCTATCGAAAATCTAGTTATTGACGGTACGAATCTCCCTGGTGGAAATACTGTTGACGGTATTGATATTACAGGTGGTGCAAAGTTCTGGCAGCTTATCGGCCTACAGGTAAGAAACTTCGGCGGATACGGAATCTATATCTATGCATCGGGTGGTAATCCTGATGGTGGATATATGCGTGATCTATCTGTGTCAGGTAACACACTAGATGGTATCTACTGGTCATACTGTGTTGATGGTTATGCAACCTCTCTTCACGTTGACGGTAATGGTGCATCTGGTATTCACCTTGGCAATATGAACAACACCATTCTCGTTGGTTGCAAGGCCCAGCAGAACACCAACCACGGTTACTATATGACGGGTTCATCTGACAAGGCTAACGGGGCATTCATTGGCTGTGACTCAGAAAACAACAGCCAGAACGGATTTAGTATATCTGGCGTTGGCAACGCTGGTGCCTTGTCATTCGTGGGTTGCTCAACAAGAGACGATGGTGTGTCTGGTACGAGCGGTTCTGGGTTCATTGGATTCAACATAGCTAACACATCTATTGACATCCTAATGACAGGCTGCTCTAACTACATCACAGCTTCTACTGCTGGACCTGACTATGGACTTAATCTTACAAACGTTACAGGATCGGTTGCTGTTAGTGCCTGTACTTTCATCGGAAGCGTAGCAGCTTACCACAGCGGAGGCGGAAACTCTCACGTTAATTTTGATTCGACAACAATTTTTGCAACTGGTCAGTCAGATGCTACCAGGACAGTACAGACTAACTTGTATCTTCCAACTGTAAGTGCTACCTCTGTAGCTACAGGTACATCTGGTGATGCGTACCCTAGAGTTAACGTAGACAACACAGGAAAGATTAACTTCGGCTCAGGTGCTATTGCTACAGATACAGACTTGTATCGCGGTGGCGCGGGCATCTTGACAACAGATAGCTCACTTGATGTTATAGGTCACTCTCTAGGTATCGCCACTCCTAGAGATTTCGGGCTTATCGCGTGGGCGTTCGACCCTGTTGGTATCAGCGCTAACCAGTCTCTAACCAGCGGTACTATTTATCTGTCAGGTTTTTATGTCAGCAGGTCTGTGTCCATCTCTAACATTTTGTGGGGCCTTAACACTGGTGCTACTGGTGTTACAGCTTCCCAGAACTACATTGGTATCTACAACTCTAGCGGTGTTGTACAAGGTTCACCCATTGGCATCGACTCAGCTATTACCGGCTCAGGAGTTGTTGTAACTGCAACAGGTGGTATCTCAGTAACTCCTGGTTTCTATTGGATAGGATGGGTTGTAAACGCTACAGGTTCTCCTGCTCTATCAAGAAGCTCATCATCTAACATTGGTGCTGTTATTAACCTTAACACTTCCAACGCGGCTTCTCGTTTTGCGACTAACAGTGTGTCGCAGATTACTCTGCCAACCATTACTACTTCTTCAAACACTAAGACAACATACGGAATCTGGTCGGCGGTGTCATAAATGCCAGCTAAGGATATGCTGAGTGACATTCAGTTTCACTACGAAAATGCCGGTGGAATAGCTAGTATAGAAGCTCATCATCCCGAACATGGATTGGTCGGTCACCTATACTGGAATACAAATCCTAACTACAAAGGTGCGCCTATGCACTCTGTTACTAGTGTTGCTGTATCTCATCCACGTCAGGGAATAGCTACAGCCATGTGGCAAGAAGCTAAGAAGATAGAGCCGAACATTCAGCACGCCCCACCGAGCCAGAGAACCGCACAGGGTAAGAAATGGGTTAAGGCGGTTGGGGACTAATGGCAGCTTCAGACCACCTTAGTCCTTACCAATTCGAAGAAATTCCTGGCTCAATGTTTAGTTCAGTGCTAGCTAAACATGATGGCAAAAACATAGGCAATTTAATGTGGAGAACAAGTAGTTACGAGATAAAGTCAAAGCCAGAGGATCAGGGTAGGGTTTTCGACGTATCTGTTGATTCGGACCACCAGAGAAAAGGTGTTGCCTCAGAGATGTGGAGAAAAGCTAAGCAAATAGACCCTGGTATCCACCACTCTAGTAATCAAACATCAGCAGGAAAAGCTTGGGCTAAGAAGGTTGGAGACTAATGGGAAGACTGGACTGGAAGCGTGGCAGATGGTCAGCCGATCAGGAAACTGATCGTATGTTTAAAGCCATGCGGGGATGGCGTGATGTTTCTGGTGACTGGATAGACTACTATAGATTTGATCAGGCATCTACTATTCTTGACCCCATTTACGATGAAGCTATTGGTTCGGGTAGAATTTATAAGCCTGCTGTTAGAGTACCTTGTATGCACGTACAAGACATTAAAGGCGAGAACGAGAACACTGACACAGGTTTCTACTACAACGATACACTGGTAGCAACCATAGCGTTCGATCAGTTCACAGGAGTTGGCATGAGCCATGCTGACATCCTTACCGGAAATTATCTTAACGATAGATTGTACTACGACCAGCGAATTTTCCGCGTAGTACAGCTATCTATTAGAGGGCAAATTCAGCAAAGAGATATTATAGTTGGTCTGGACGCAACACAGATGAAGCCAGATGAACTAGTAGACGACCAATTATTCGCTCAGTGGAGCGAAGGAAATGTGAAATACAGATGACAGTTCCTACACTGCCAGTTGACGGACAGACAGCATGGGGAGACGAGCTTAATGCTGGTATCCTTACTGTTAATACTACTGCTAACAACGCTGCTTCAGCGGCAGCAAACCACGCAGCTAACGTGCCCGCTGATCCTCATGGAGACAGAGCTTACTCACTATCTCTTGTTTCTCCAATCACAACAGGAGTAAACGCGGCTAATGGATATGTTAAGCTGGACAACCACGGACACCTTGCAGGCTCAATGGTTTATGCTCTAGGTGGTTCTTTCACTAACGTATATGATGCTGTTGCTAATTACGGTGCTGTTCCCAACACAGGAGCAGACCAGACAGCAGCTATTCAGTCAGCCCTTACAGCATGTAGTTCCGCTGGTGGTGGAGTTGTGTGGCTTGGCGCTGGTACATTCTCACTAGCTGGATACCTAGTTATTGGTAGCAATACAATGCTGCTTATGTCTGAGGGAACTGTACTGAGCAGAATTTCTGGTTCTCCAACACCGCCTTATCTTATCAGCAACGTGCAATTTGGGACATCAAATACTCCATCCACAAACGTTAAAATTGTTGGCGGAAAGCTGGACGCTATCGGAGCTAGCAACCTTACAACTGCTTGCACTCCTATCTTCCTTATCCAGTCTGGTAAGACAGTAATCGAAGATGTCATCATCAACAACGTATTTAATAATCCGGCTATCGAGCTAAATGGTGTACCACAGGCTTACCTGGCTAACCTAGATCTAACTGGTAAAGGTTCGGCTGTTACACAGGCTACAGTTCCTAGCATCAGAGTTAACGTATCTAACACGCACACAACTCCAACAGGTCTTGCTGGTGGTATCTATAACAACGCTACTACTAACAACGTAGTTGTAGTAGGATGCCGCTGGACAGGTAGTACAACATTCGCTAACTGGGGTAGCTTCCTGGCTATGGATATGACTTACGGTGGTGCTACTTGCTCTAACATATCAGTTATCGGCTGCGAGACAACTATGCCAGCGAACAACGGAATCCCTCTTCCTTCTGCTAACATATCAACATTCTCAAATGCTGGTTGCATATTTGCTGATTATCCGGGTCTAGAGTGGTCGCCAATTACTCTTAGTGGTCCTACAGGTTGGAGTAATTCCGGTTTCGGTCCAAACTTCCAGTACAGAATTGTCAATAGTAACACCCTTGAAGTTATCGGTGATCTGAGTGCGGGTACTATAACAGACGGTACGCCTATTAACTTCGTTGGCATTCCATTCTACTCAAAGAGCCCACAAACTCTCAGCATAACTCTGCCTAATGCTTCTAGTAGTGCGCCACAGGCAAGAATTTACTGGAATGGAAGCGGCACGTTCTCTATCGCCGGCATTTCGGCTCTAACAGGTACTCCAAGAGTTTCTGTTCACGGTTTCATAAGCCTAGACGCCTAGTGTGATAGAATGTTCTTATGATTTCCAAGCGAGAAATCATCTTGTTTTGCGCTTTACTTTTTGCTACTTAGATTCTGAGGTTTCGCATGTCCGAATATGCTAACGCTCCTGGCGTAACGATAGACCAGGGACGTATTTCAGATTTCCTGTCTGGTGTTTACGACACCAAGCAAGCGAGTAAAGCAAAAGCGGGGAGGGATGCTGTCAAGATTGTGCTAGCTTTAACTGCTTACGAGATGTATAAGCGCGGCAAGAAGGGCAAGAAGTAATGCCCTGGCTTCTAAATGAAGATGCTGCTCTTAAGCTAAAGCTTCAAGGTCTTACAGTATCAGACGCTAATTCATCTAACCGTCCTGTTCCGGTTAGATTCAGGCTGCCAGAAACAGAAGTGGCTGACCTGACCTTTCCCATCATTGTTATCTCACATGATGGATGGTATCCTGCCCCAGAAAGAATGCATAGTGGTTACGCTAAGCTACCCTATGCACCAGAGGGATACAACCCTTGGTTTGCCGACACAGGAGCGGCCACCACAACATTTGATCCAACTGATAGTCCTTATTATTCATGGTTTCCTGTGCCATATAACTTTGACTACCAGATAACAGTGTATGCGCGTTTAATGCATGAGCATACTATCCCGTTAGTATCTGCTCTAGCGCAATACTCTCGTCTTGACCCAAGAATCGGCTTCCTAGATATTCCCCAAGATGGAACCAAAAGAACCATGCAATTGCTTGGTGGTCCTGAGCTACAGACTGGTAAAGACAACAACGGCAAAAGATTGTTCTGGGTTAACTATAAAGTAAGAGTTTTCTCAGAGCTAGTTCCATCAGTAATTCAGCCAATTTTGGCTAATAGAGTTAACCTAGATTTAAGTGTCTACAACTCCACACAAGACCTGAGTATCACTGATCTTATTGAAGTTAAGGCACTGCTAAGTGTAGGCTCACCTGCTATTAGCTGGAACACTGCTAGCCTATAACTATAGGAGTAATCATGTCAGTACCTTACGAGTACCCAGGTATTTTTATCGGGGAAACTCTAGCGCCGCTGAATAGCAACATCAATAATGTTCCCGGTCTAGCAGTAGCTACATTCGCTGCGGCATACAACCAGGGTCCAACAGTACCTACTTTCGTGCAGTCATGGAATCAGTACGCACAGCTATTCGGTGGTTTTGCAACAGCTAATGGTAACCTTCTACCATACGCTGTATACCAGTATTTCAACAACGGCGGAACCGGCTGCTACATTCTTCGTGTTCCAAACACAGATGCAGTCTCCGCTTCTCTAACTCTTCAGGACGTAAACACTCCTGCCGATAACGTTATGACAGTTACAGCTAAGTCTCCTGGTGCGTGGGGAAACACAATTTATATTTCCATCACAACAGCAGGTAACACAGGCCGCTTTAACTTCGTAGTTTACTCGGGTGGAACTGCTGCATCTAACGTAGTAGAAAACTTCCTAGACCTTAGCATTA